TAGGGTATCTTCAGAGTTTTCTACTATATCATCTGATACACTATTTGCATCTAAATCAGTAAAATCTTCAATTATTTTTACTTCATAAGTGTCAGTTTTTAAAAGTCTATCTACAAACGCATCAAATCCATATAAATCTTTTTTATTTACTACTATAAGCTTAATGTATTTGTTTTTATATTTTTCTACATCAATAGTTGAATAATCTGTTTTAGTATCATCATAATATATCTTGTCAAAAATAGTTAATGGATTTACTATTCTTTCAAGTTCCCTTGTTTCTGTATCAAATATATGAAATCCTTTTGGGTCATCATAATCATTCCAATACAATTCATAAGGTGTTCCAAGATAATATATTTGGCCATCATCATTTTTGTGATGAAAGTGTCCACTCATTACAGTATCAAACTTTTTAAATTCACTTTTATCCATACCATGTTCTGCAACAATTTGTCCTTTGTTCATTGCAAACCCATTAATATCTAAATGGCCCATGCAGATATCAGCTTTAGTTTCATCAATCATACCCATTGCATAGATATAGTTCTGACTGTTAATCCAAGGCATGAATAATATAGGAAGTCCATCAAAGTTTACTTCTTGTGCTTCTGAATATAAATGTATCTTTTTAAATCTACCGTCAACTAATTCTTGTAATGAGTTCACATCATTTGTATTCTTAAAAAATATATCGTGATTACCTACTAACATATGTAAGTTAATATCTAATACTTGAAATGGTAGTATAAATCTTTCACGAAAGTCTTTTGCAATACGATAAGAAATAAACTTACGCCTATCCATTACATCGCCTAGATGTATTACATCTTTGATACCGTGTTGTTGTAAATATGGAAAAAATTGACCTTCATAGAATCTATAAAAGTAATCATTAAAATTTACATTATCATTTCTTGCACCGAAATGTGTATCGGTAATTATTGCAATTTTCAATCATCTGACTCCATAAAATTTTCTAAACCTTTTTTATTTATTTCTTTATTTTTCTTTTTAGGTTTGTAAACATCTTCGTCTGGCACCATAATATTTGGGTCAAATCCACCCACAGAATAACTTGTATCATCACCTTCCATAGTAACGAAAGCTTGAAAGTCTGCTTTGCTTATAATTCTATGTTTGACGTGTGTTTGTTTCTTTTCTCTTTGAATTCTTCGTATGAAGGCATAGTAAATAATTTGTGTAAAATATGCAAAGGGATTGTTAGATTTATCTGGATTGAAATTGTGTATGTATTGTAAACAATTTTCTATTCCATCTGAAATCATATCTTCTTTATATGTATAGTTGATAAAATTAGGTCTATATGATAAACCGTTTGCAATTTTTAAGAAACACTCTCCCACATAATTTGTAATCTGTGGTCTTTCTTCACCAGTTTCTTCTGCTTCTCTACACTTTTCTTTCCATTCCTTCATGGCTTCTAAAAACTTTTTATTGTCCACATAATGGGCAGTTTTCTTTTTCATAGTTTTTGCCATGTTTAAATTTCTCCGTTAATATAAGTCTTTATATTACCAGATTACCTCATATTTGTCAAGGAAATATCTTAACATATGTTAAATAAATTTATCTCTTGACAAATATAAAAAATCGTGTATAATCATTTATGTAGATTCTTCAGATATTAGCTTAATGTATAGTCTTTTTAGAGTCCATTAAGTCTAATAATAGTTTTTCTTCTTCAAGTAGTTCTTCCTCAGAAATATTATCTTCTATCTGGGGTTTCTTTTTTTCTTTATCTAAAGTTTTCTTTAATTCTAAGGCTTCTAGGAATTCTTCCTCACTTATTTCAGTTGGATTAAATTTTTCATTTACTACCATTTTATCTAGAGTTCGTAAAACATATTGATAATATCTTGTTAAACCTACAGATGCCTCAGCCATTACAACCACATTATTCTTTTGTACATAGTAATGTTCTTGGTCTGAGTAAGGTTGAATCCATCTTGTCAATGCAAGAGATTCAGCCACACCTTTCTTTGTCACTCGATTTATAGTATCCATTTTCAAGGGTGATGTTATTTTAAATGTATGCTCTTTTGTTTCTACAAGATTGCAAATAACATCATCACCATTTGATAATTTTAAAACTTGAAAGTTACTCATATGTTTACCTTGTCTATTTTGTAATTGAATTGTTCTTGGTTATATATATTTAGTCTTGCATGGAAGTGTCTGAGGGTGAAGTTTTGGTGTTCCTTGATTGATAAATCGTCTGACAAATCGAACAATCGAATGGAATCTTTAGTTTCAGATTTACGGAGTCCACGTCCAATGCTTTGTAAAACTCGTATTCTACTTTTGGACGGTGAAGCGAACACGACATTATGAATGTTACGGATATTAATACCAGTACTAAATGTGCCATATGACGCAATGATAATCGCATCTTTTTCATTTTCCGTAATACTCCTTATATCTTCCCTAGTTTTTGTGTCTGTACCACCATGTACAAAGAATACCTTTCTATCAAAATCTTTCATCATCTCGTAAAGAACAGCTCCATGTTTCTCTACTAATTGAAAAAGACAGAGTGTGTTACCCTTTAAGTTACTACACAAAGTAGTAATAAAATTATTCCTAGTACGCTGTAGAACCAAATAATTGATTTCATCTGCATAGTTTAATCCCTTCACTTTTTTACATTCTTCTTCAGAATGTTTTAACACAATACATTCTATATTTAATTGTGCAAGATGATTACTTTCCATTAGTTTCTTTGTTGTTGTTACTTTTTCAACAGCACCAAATAACCCCTCTAGAACTAATCTATGTGTCTGCGTACCATCTAGTGTACCTGTCAGTCCATATCTATATTTACACAAATGTAGTTTTGTCATAATACCAGTAAGAGATTTAGCTTTAAACATATGAGCCTCATCACCAATCACGCACCCAAATTGTTCAAAGTATTTTTTAGGCATCTTGTAAATAGATTGCCATGTAGATATTACAACGTCTTTTGTAATCTTTGTGGTGTATCCTTGATATATCTTTTGACAATGCATGTTAGAACTCCAACCATAATCCTCAAAGTCTGAATACATCTGTTCAACAAGTGATGTGGTTGGTACAAGTATTAAAGTTTTTAAGTTCATTTGTTGATAATAACGAACTAAGACGTATATGATTAACGATTTGCCTGAAGCAGTAGGAGAAACAAGAAGAGCCCTATTTGACTCAATAGCATACCTGATAGCATCAATTTGATAATCACGGACTTTAAGTTTTTTACCTTTAGTTTTTGGTCTAAGTAATCGGACATATCCTGATACAGTTGCTTTGGAAATCTTACGAACATCTTCTACTCCTTTATCTATTATATATTCTATATCGTTTTTGTAACAAAAATCTTTAATGTATGGTAATAATCCTACATATATTTTGCCTGTTGCTGGTGAAAACAATCTTATCTTTCCGTCCCATATCTTATTACGATATGCAGGCATAAACCTATGGCCAGGTACTTCAAAGGTAAAGTAATCTGCAAGTTCTCTCTCTACACCAGAGTCCGTTTCTACCTTTAGGTAAACTTCATTTACTTTAGATATTTGCATTTTGTAAAGTATTTTTTTTACCATACTCACCTCTGAGTATTACATTAAAAGATAAACTTAATCTATCATTATGTGTTGGGGGAACGAAATGATATAACCAAGATGGAAATATTAATCCCATACTTTGTGTTGGGGGAAATTTATACATAGATGTATTATATAAATTATATTGCTCACAGTTAGGATATAATACACTAACAGCTGGTCTTGGGTCTTGAAAAATTATTGGAGTGTTTGAGGCATCTTCAAATGGATACCAGACACCAGAAAAAATATTATTAGAATGATTATGTGGATTATGTGATGCACCTTTTTTTGAATGGTTAATCCATAAATTTGTAATTTCTAAAGATTTATATGTATATTTGTAAAGTTGACAAACCTCTTTTGTTGTATTTAATATTTTAGTAACCAATGGTTGGTACTCTTTCTTTTTATGTAACATATTGTTAAT